TCAAAGCAAGCCCTTATAAAATATTTAAAAGCAGAAGGGCATGAGATACTATCAACAGAAGAAGATTATAATGCTGATGTTGTTTCAATGAAAGATGGTAATACTTACTATCATGAGGTGGAACGTAAAGCACAGTGGGGTGAAGACTACTTAGGTAATCGAGGTTTTACTTTGTTACCAGATAGTCGGTGGCCTTCTGAATGGAAAGAAGTTAGAATCCCAGGAAGAAAACAAAGATTAATTAAAAAGTATCAGGACGAGATAGACAACTTGTTTTTCTACGTTCTTAACTGCGAGTATACTAAAGCTTGGAAAATAAAAGGAAGTCAGATGACTGATGATGTTATTAGAAAACCTTCCTTTGCAAGAGTTGACAGGCGAGAGACATTCTATCATATACCTTACACTGAAGCCGAACTAATTATTATAGACAAGGAGAGTCATGATAGACAAACGTAAACAGGTTGGTGGTACACATTACCAGAACCTTGCAATAGAACCTATTGATTATATCCTAGCAAACGAATTAGATTTTTGTGAAGGTAATGTTGTGAAGTACGTGTCTCGTTGGAAAAGTAAAGGGGGTATACAAGACCTACGTAAAGCTGCTCAAAACATAGAGTTCTTAATAGAAAGAGCAGAAGAAGAAAATGAGTAACAAAAATAAAAAAACCCTTGAACAAGAAGCTCAAGAGTTCATAAAAGAAGATATTCCTACTGGTGATATACCAAGTAGGGATTACTTTGCAGGTGCTGCACTGTCGGGTTTGCTAGGATCTGGAAAGTATCTACGATCAGAAGAGATTGTAAGCCAAGCATATAATTATTCAAAGCTTATGCTTGACTATAAAAAGAGTAGAGATAAATCTTCTTAAACTAAAACCCTCAGTTAAGTCTGGGGGTTTTTTTTATTCTATCCCCAACCTTTTTCCTGTTCCTCTAATATCTTTCTGGAATCTTTTTACCATGTCTTCAAGAATGTAAAGTTGGTTTACGTCCAGATCAAACAAATCTTTTTCAGAAACGTCAAAGTATTCCAAAGCTTTTCTTAAACTTTGTTTTGAGCTTGCACCTTTTATAGAGAAGATAAGACTTGTTTTCTTTTCATCTGGGTCTAAAGATTTTTTAAGTGCTTTTTTAGTGTTTGAGTTAGCTACTCTCAAGATAGCTTTAACAGCATTTTGTTTATCTTTTAGAGACATACTATCCCAATCATTATTATAAAGAACAACATCAGCTAACATTTCTATCTGAGGTCTTACATACTTATTATAATGATTAATAGCTTCAGGAGATTTGTTTCTTATTCCTGTACTCCAATTAGGTCTACCAATATCGTTAAAAAGTTTTTCAATTGTTGAGGAAGGTTGAACTTCTCGATATCCCACAATTTTTCCTATGGGTACAGGTAAAGGCTCGTCTGACAAAGCCTTTTCTTTTTTGTCTTTTCCACCTCTACCTACTATTTCTTTTACTTTTTCAGAACCTGTAAGATCAGCTACACTATCAAAGATTTCATCAGTGTATCTTAATGAATCATTAATCCATTTAGTTCCTTGTTTTTTATCTACTACTTCGTAGTCCTCTCCTTTAAGCATGGCAAGTGTTTGGTTAACTGGTTCAAGTCTTCTTGTTAGACCAGATGCGTACTGAGATACAATCTCGCCTAAGAACTTCCCTGTTAAGTCAAGAACTTCTTGATCTTGAGCTTCTGCAGCTAACTGAAAACCTTTTATTACTGCACCGTATGCGTCACCAAAATCTCTTGTTAAAGCACGAGTACCAAAGTTGTCACTAAAAGCTTTAAGTAAATCTGTAGGAACTGCACCATCTCTTACTAAATGTGCTCCCATTCTACCTGCAAGCATAGGAACATTTCTTGGGTATTCATAAAGATAGCTTACTACTGCACCAGAGTCATCTCTGTCTTCGTACCAAGCAAGACCCTCTTCTAGGTTCTGAAGTTGTTTATAAGTTCCTATAGAAATAGCACCCCAACCAACAGCAGATTTAGTAAGTAAATCCATAGTGTCTCTACTTTGTGCCTCTTTTCCACCTGCTCTTAACGTGTACTTATTCATAAGACTAATACCAGAATGATCAAACATAAAAGCCATACTGTTATTCCAGAACTGCCCAAAGGGTGCAAGCACTCCAACCCCAGGATAGTTTCTAATATTTTCTATAAAGTTTGCAGTTTGTTGTAGAAAACCATCATTACCTCCATACTTCTTTGAGAAGGTATTACGCAAAGCATCTTGAACTGCTCTAGCTTCTATCTCTGCAAACTCTTTAAACATTTCTGTTCCAGGTTGTGATAGATACTTTACCAGTTCATCATCTTGTAAAAACTCCACAAAAGTTTTTCCGTATTTTAATCTCACTTGTTTGTCTATTGCATACGCAAACTCTTGAGTCTTTGTAATAAAGTCTTGAGCTTTAACAGCGTACAAAGTCTCAAACATTTGATTAGTTTTTTGAATAAAGTTTTTATCTTTTATTTTGTCAGGGTTTAATTCAAATTCGTCAAGTATACCTTTGACTTCAACACCACCATTAAGATACCTAAATATCTCTCTTTGTGCTTCAGGTCTTACAGCCATGTAATCTAGAATTGTGTCCTTTGTTCCGTAAGGATCAACCATGTTTCTGACCTTCTGTCTTTGAAGATCCATCATAGACACAGCTAGTTTTTTATATTTAGCAGCGTTCTCTATATCACCACCAACAGTTTTAATTAAAGCAGCACCACTATACAGTGAGGCTCTAAGCATATCTGAAATACTCTGATTTATAGTAGCGGCTTTCCAACCAAATATGTTTAGTGCTGTTGTTCCAGGGTGTGTAATAATAGATCTTATAAGATAACTTTGAAAATCTACTGCTCCTGTTCTTACTTTTTCGTAAGTAGTTTTATTGACAGGATCTACTATAGCATCTGCTATTTGATCAGGATCTGGTTCTTCTAAACCAAGCTTAATAAACAATTGTTTAGCTTGACCTCTAACGTTAAGTATTCTTCCACCTACTGAAGCAGCAGCAGCATCTATCTTTATAAACTCTTCAAAGCTGTAATTTTTTAGTTGATCTGATGACTGCTTTAAAACATCAAAAGCTTCTTCGACAATACCTCTGTTTTCTTTTGATAAGTCTAAAAAAGCCTCTCCTAAAAAATCTGTGAAGTTCATATCAAAAGGTTGTCTGTATCCTGCTTTTGCTAGTATTGGCACAAGACCTTCAAACCCTGCAGCGTCTGCTCTTTCTAGTTGAACATCCTTTTTACCGTTAAAGAACATAACAGCAAACTCAGTATCATAATCAATAGAAGCTTTAGGATCGTCAGAAACTTTAGCTAACTCTTTACCGTCTGCAACTTTCTGCGCCCACCTACTAGTGCCTTCTTTAAGTTTAAGTAAGGCTTTAGTTACGTCACCACTAGCCAGTATTTCTTTTCTTCGTTTCTTTGATAAACTGTTAAGAGTGTTATCTAAATCTTTTTGAATCTCTGAGGATCGATGTAACTCAATTGAAGCAACAGGTATATTCTTTGTCTTGCTTATAGCAATAAGACCTAACTGCAATCCACCACCAAGAGCACCAGTTGCGGCTGATAGTCCTGTTTGAAGTAAGTCTAACTCATCTTTAAATCCTGAAGTAACCTCAGCTTTTTGTTGAACATAATCTGCACCACCTGCAGCAGCTATGTCAAACGCAAGACTACCAAGTACAGCTTTTCTGTCTGCTTTATCTAGTATTACTTTTCTTTTAGATTTCTTTAAAGCTTGTTGGAAAGCTCTCTGTGTTGTCTCCCTTTGTATTCTTTCAACAGCAGTCTTCTTTAATCCTTGTTTAGCAGCGTTGTTAGCGGCTAATCTCCCTGCTCTAAAAGCTAAGTCTTTTGCTCCTATTAAAGCTAATTTTTTTGACCCTTGCACTGCTCCCCTAGCAGCACCTGCAGCCCACAACTTACCTACACCAAGAGACACTAAGTTTATTGGGTCAACTATAAGTGCTCTTGCGTAGTCACCTACAGCATCTAGCTTCTCTCCTACTGTTCTGTCCTTACTAAAAGCACCTCCAAGACTA